CAGCAGCAGGAACATCGGCACGATGCCGCGCTCCAGCATGCTGCGTGCCCAGGCCTCGCGGCCCTTGCGGTTCCCCGTGCCGATCTCCGCCACGCCGCCGGCGATCAACTGCGTCCGCCCGCGTCCGCGCCTGCCACGCCGAATGCCCTGCGCCTCATAGAGCGGCAGGGACCAGACAAAGCCGCGGCCGGACGCGAAGGGCCGCAGGAACGCCTGGCCCGACGCGACCATCTGTGCCGGCGTTACCCGCATACCCCTCTCGCCGCGGCCCCGGCGTCCACGTGCCGCGTTGAAGCCGGTCGGGATGGCGAGGAACTTGCGGCCGCCCTTCGCCCGGATGACAGCCCCGCGCTCGAAGGCGTCGATGATGGCCGGCACCTTCGTCCAGACGAGGCCGGCCGGACGCAGCGACTGCCCGGTGCGGGGGAAGATCTGCGACCGCCAGGCATTGGCGATGCCGCGGGCATTGCCGCCGAGCGAGGCGGTGACCTGCTTGCGCAGCTCGCCCTTCACCTGATCGGTTTCCGCCCGCATCGCCGACATCGCCGCGCGCTCCCCGGCACGCACCTCCGCGGCGAGCACCTGCCGCAGGTCGCCGACAGCGGCTCGCAGCCTCATGCTGGCGGCTCCCGCGGCGGCAGGCCGCTGCGGTGCCGGATGATCGCCACGGCAAGGTCATGCAGCGCGGCCTGGCCGAGGTAGCCGAACACGAAGGCGAACAGGAACCGGCCGTATTCGTTGAACTCGAGTAGGCCGCCCAGCGCATAGCCCGCGCTGCCAACCAGCGCGGCGGAGGGCACCTCCCAGACGAGGCACCAGCCGAGCCGCCGACGCTCCGGGTTGTTCCAGCGCACGAAGCCGCCGGCGAGGCCAGCCGCGGCGCCCATCGCGAGGTCGAGCAGGATCGACCAGGAGCCGGGATTGCTCTGGGACATCGTGGGCCTCCTATCGCTGGCAGAAGATGCGCCATGCGACGCCGGCCGCGTCGCGCTCGGCGTGCTGAACGGTGAGGATGTCCGTGCCAACGCTGAAAACATCGCCGGCGGCGATGTCGGGCAGAGCCGCGACCGGCACGGTCAGCACGTCCGTGGCCTGGACGAGCGTGGTGCCGAAAGCGTCGCGCAGCTGGTCCGGTGACGAGCGCAGCACGCGCAGTGCGACCTGCGGCGCCGCGCCGCGCTGCCAGGTGGCGTCGCTGCCGAGGTTCGGATCCGCCGCCAGCACCGCCAGCGCGGCGTCGAAGGCGTTCACGCGCCGGCGGCCGGGACGCGGGCGAGCATGACGTGCACGGTGGTGTCGGCGGCAAGCGCGGCCTCGGTGACGATGCCGACCTGGAAATTGCTCGTCCCCGTCGTCGTAAGCCGACGGTTCGTGTTGTCCCAGAACACCCGCGCCCCGGCGGTCATCGCCTGGGTCGGGTCCTTCGCGAGCTCGAACTCGCCGCGGGTCTCGCACTCGACCGTGACGTTCTGCGCCGCGTCGGAGGCGGCGACGCCGAAGAAGGCGCCGACCAGCATGCCCTGGCCGGAGAGGATGCCCCCGGCATAGGGCACCGCCATCGGGATGGACCGCGCCTCGGGGCGGATCATGTTGCGCATGGTTTTCGGGTCTCCAGAAGAGCAAAAGCCGCCCGGGTGGGCGGCCTCTGCATCGGTTCACGAGGGAAGGTCGGGGGATCAGGTGCCTGGGTTGAACCAGGCGCCGCGCCAGTCGATGGCGCCGACGCCGAAGTCGAAGATCACGCTGACCTCGATGCCATCGACGCCGGAGACCGGGCCGGTGGTGACCTGCGGCCCCTCGACGCCGTTCAGGTAGCCATAGACGTAGACCGGCGTGGTCGGCGGCTCCGCGAAGAGATACCAGCGGTTCGCCGCGATCAGCGGCTCCACCACCGGCTGCAGCAGCCCGACATAGGGGTTCACCGCACCGGACGTCCCCGGGGTGATCGCCGCGGTGAGCTTGAGCGCCGAGAGCTCGAGTGCCGGCCCGACGAGGACGCGCATGCTGCGGCCGAGGGAGATCGGCAGGCCGTCCAGCGTGCGCTGCTTCATGATCGCCTCGCGGCCCTTGGCGATGTTCACCTCGTCGAGGATCGTGCCGGTCGCCGCCTTGTTCGCCCGCGCCGCCGCCGTCGCGAACACGGGCGCAGCGCCGGTGGTGAGCGTCGGGCCGTCGCCGTTGGCCAGGTTGATCAGCGCATAAGCCGTGGCGTTCTCGAAGTCGGCGACGCGGCGGCCGATCATGGCGGCGAAGTCGGTGAAGGCGCCGAGGTCGTCGTTGACCAGCATCTGCCGCGTGACGCGGATGCGGCGGGCGAAGGTCTGGAGCAGGACGATCTCTTGGCTCTCGGACATGGTGCCGGCCTGGATCTCGCCGTTCTCGGCCAGCGGCTGCAGGACGGGAAAGTCGCCGATCCGGAGATGCCGGTGCGGCTTGAAGTCCCGGAAATCGCGGCGAAGGAAGATCTGCCGGTAGGTCGGCGCGGCCGGCTGGTAGGCAGCGAGCAGCATCTTGTTGGCCGCGGCCGAGAGCAGCGCCGGGAAGTCGGACGTCGTGTGGAAGGCGCGCTCGGCCAGGCGGACCGGATCGCGCGGCACTTTCTCCGAGTTGCCCTGCAGGCTGATCAGCTCGCGGACCATGTCGGAGGGGCGCCAGCCCATGAACTCGGCGTGGCCGCCGTTCCCCTGCGGCTGATAGCCCGGCATGGCGCGGGCGGCGATCGCCTCCGCCATGGCGTCGAGAATTTCCGTCCGTGGCGAGCCACCATGCGCGGCCGGGTTGGCGGGCACGGAGGGGCGAGGCGCGTGGCGCACCAGGGCGTCGAACAGGGCGCGACGGGTGTCGTCGGGGGACCAGCCGCGGTCGACGGCCTCGGCGCGCAGGGCGGCCACACGGTCGCCCGGCAGCAGGGCGCGGGCGGCCTCGACGGCGGTGTCGATGCCGGCGATGCGGCCGCGTTCGGCGCGGGTGGCCTCAACGGCGTTGTCGGGGGGCGGCGGGGACGGCGGCGCGGCGCGCTCCGGCTCGGGCCGCGCCGGGTTCTCCGGCGGCACGGCCGGGGTGTCGGTGGTGTCGGGCATGGTGCAAAAATCCTCGTGCGGCAGGGCGGGTTCGATGGCGGGCATGGGGGAGCCCTGGTCCCCCTGCGCGCGGACGGCGGCGTCGCGATCGATCGGAATCGGCACGACGGAGATCTCGAAGGGCTCCCAATCCACGGCGCGGTGGACGGTGGTGCCGGTGGCGGCATCGTGTCGCGGCTCGTAGCGGAGCACGCGATAGCCGACGCTGACCGCGCGCAGCGTGCCGTCGGCGATGCGCTGCCAGACCGGCTCCACGTCGGCGGCGGAGGAAAACTGCAGGGTGGCGTAGCCGCGGCCGCGTTCGAGGCGGGCGGCGGTAACGCGGCCGAGCACGTCGCGGGCGTCCAGGCTGCGATGGGTGTTCAGCACCGGGGCGTTGCCGGACCGCAGCGCGTCCATGCGCACCGCGTTCGGCGACATCTCCAGCTCCTCGGTGATCAGGCCGAGGGCGGGGACGAAGTTGCGCGCCCGCGCGCCGGTGGACCACACCACCTCGACCGTGCGGGCGGCGCGATCGACGGTGGCTGGCGCGGTGATGGCACGGTGCGCGACGATCGACTGCCCAGCGGCGGGCATTCGATCGGGCGCAGCATCAGGCTCCGGCGCGGCATCGCTGCCGCCCGGTTCGTTGGTCTCGGTCATGATCAACCCTGTGCTGGTTGCTCGCGCGCTGGCAGGGCGGCGCCGGTGGCGGCGATCTCCACCGCCGCGATCTGCGCGGCGTCCTGGGCGCTGCCGGACTTCGCGACGCGGCGCGGATCGGTGTCGAGCGAGATGCCGGCCTTGTCGAGCAGGGCGTTGGCCTTGCGGATCATCTCCACCGTCGCCCGGAAATCGTAGCCGAAGGCGCCGGCCGCCTCGGGCTGCGGCACGAAGCCGGCGCGCACCTGGGCGATCAGCGCCGTTGTGTCCTTCAGCGGGTCGATCATCTCGTGCGCCGGCGGCACGTGCGATACATCCTCTGGCGTGTCCGCCCCCCAGAGCCCAAGCAGTGCGCCCTGCGCGTGGAACCGGTCCGCCACGGGGCGGACCAGCATGGGGATGAGCATGCCGTACTGCACCTGCTCGCAGAGCCGGCGGAACTCGATCTTGCCGGCGCGCAGCGAGGAGTAGTTTGCCTGGGTCAGGTCGCCGGAAACCTGGTCGTAGGTCAGCCCGGCGCCGACAGCCGCGGCTTCCAGTGCTCGCCGGGCGAAGGCGGCGTGCGAGCCGCCGCCCGAGGGGTTTACCACCTCCACGCTGCCCATGCCGCGGCGATACAGGATCATGCCCGGTTCGAAGCTCTCCACCGTCCGGCCCTGCGCGTCGCGGAGCAGGCCGGCGGCGGTGCCGGTCATCGCCTCGTCGCCCTCCTCGGTCACCACCGCCGCCAGGCACGCCTCGATCTTGGCCTTCATCAGCAGCGCCGCCTCGTAGTCGCCGAGGTCGCGCAACCGCAGCAGCACCGGCGCGAGCCAGGAGACGTCGCGCAGCTGGCCGGGGCGGCGCTTACGGTAGATGTGCAGCACGTCGCTGGCCGGGATGCGCTCGCTGCCGAGCCACGTGGCGCCGGGGAGAATCCATGCCGCGCCGGGATGCACGCGGTGGAGCCAGTAGCCGACCGGCTCGCCGGCCTCGCCGAGGGCAATGCCCTGGATCGTGGCGGCACCCGCCAGCATGCCGTTCCGCGCGGTGTCGAGGTGGTCCGCCTCCAATACCTGCAGGCGCAGGCCGATCGGGTTCGCGGGCGACGGCGGCGCCATGACAAAGCGGACGAAGCACTCGCCGCTCTCCACGACGGCGCGCATCACCAGAGCCTGCAGGCCGTACAGGTCCAGCCGGCCTTCGGCGTCACAGGCTGTGCCATCCGCCCAACGCTGCCAAGCGCGACTATGCGCATCGTCCGGCCAGCGGGTGGTGATGCCGGCGCCTACCGCGTTGCCGGTCCAGAGATCGACGATACGGCTAGCATACGGATCGTTGCGGACGGCATCGCGGGCGCGCCGCGCAACCGTCGCCGCGGCCATGCCGACCTCGGCCGTGGCGCTGCCGCCGGACGCTGCCCAGGCGGAGGCGCGGCTGTCCTGCGCCGCGGCATACCCGCGCAGCACCTGCCAGGCATCGCGCAGCCGGCCCATCACCTGCTTCCCCCGCGGGAGAAGCTGGCGAGCGTCACCGAGGGACGCCGCGCCGTCGCCATCTCCGCGCCGCGCAGCACGGCGAGAGCACGGCCGAGTTCATCCAGGCTGCGGTACTCCACCGTGCGGCCGTCGAAGGTCACGCGCGTGGTGCCGCCGGTGTATGCCGCGGCGAGCGCAGCCGCGCGGCTGCCGGCGGGCTGCGCCAGCGCCCAGGCGAGGACGGTCGGATGCATGGGCGTCCTCCCCCCTTCAGCGCAGCCAGCCACTGCGCGGCGCAAGCCAGCCGCGCGGGCGGTGGGTGTCGGGCGCCACCGGCTGCGGTGGCGGAGCGACATTCCTGCTGGTGGGAATCTCGCTCGGTTGGAGCGGGGCGTTGGCGACCTGCTCGCGCAGCTGC